AACCTGAAGGACGTGGAGCGGCTTGACTTCGACGAGATCGCCACCTGGATCTCGAACCTGACCAAGCGGTTCTACATCACCGAGGGGACGTTCGACCGCTGGAATGGTCTACCTCTTGAGGGGTCCCTTCACAAGCGCGGACTCATCCAGTTCAAGAGCGAGTTCTTCAAGCGGGAGCTGTCGAGCAACATCTTCCAGACGACGAAGCTGATGATGTTCGACCGACGCCTCCAGCTCTATGACTGGCCCCCGGGCGAGAAGGGTAAGCACAGCCCGTTCATCCAGGAGCTGCTCACCCTCCAAGCCGAGCAAGTGAGCCGGAACGTCGTCGTGGTTGAGGCCCCGCAGACGGCTGGGTACCACGACGACGTGTCGGACGCTTTCGTCCGCGCGGTCTATCTCTCGTCACAGAAGATGGGTGGGCGCGCTCGCACGATGGGGCCGGGCGTGAGCGGCTACGCCCCGGCCCCTCCCTCGGCCATGACCACGGCCCGGTACCAGCTCATGCGGGCCAAGCGGCACGGAGGCTTCGGGGACCGCATGCGCCCGACCGCCTCTGGACTTCGGCTGCGAGGTCGGTAGGAAGCATTTATCGATCAGGGATTCCTAGGCCGCTTCTGGCCCTAATCTTCTTTTCGGAAAGGACTGTTGGCATCTCGACTTCCTCCCCGTACTGAAGGTCGGGGTTTCCGCTCGTGAGGACAGATGAACGACAAGCCGACGCCCCCGTTGGTCTTCGCCAACCACGTCCTGAAGCAGATGATCGAGCATTTGCTTGGGGAAGACATCATCATCAAGACCGCAGACTACACGGCCCTGCGGGTAGCGTTCCGGTCTGCCGGGGGCTCCTGGACGGAGATCGGTCACGGTAACATCGGGCATATCGAGCTACTCTCCAAGTTCATCTCCGCCTGGGGTAACATGCCCGAGCGGGAGCGAACGGGAGACCAGGGGTTGGACTGATGCCCGAGCTTTTCCGCACCCGTGACTCCGTGATCTTCGTGAAAGCGGAGACGCTCACCGTTTCCGTCGATGACTCGATGGTGCTCAACGGGTGGCGGGGCGGCCAAGGAGTGACGTTCACGCCCGTTACCGAGGACGAGGTGCTCGTCACCCTTTCAGACGGACTCGGGGGAGGGTTTCTCCTGTGGGGCAGCGATGAGAGTTCCGACCAGTTTACGGCGGTAACGGAAAATCAGCCGTACTACGGCTTCGCGGTCATCGGGATGGGCGCTTGGCTCATCGCTACGTCCTCCTTCGAGCAGTACACGTATGCCTCCCGCAACGGCCCGGGCCCCTTGGTTCCCATCGTATACAACGGGAACGACCCCCTCTTCTTCTCCCTTCTAGGCAACTTCACGAGTGAAGACGAGTGGTCCCTATCCCTGGACTCACGAGCACCGAACGATAACGTGGTAGGCTTCGTGGTGCAGGCTCCGAGGGCGAGCCCTAACGGCACGCTGTACTTGTCGATCCAGGTCGATATTTGACATGACTTCCGAGATCTTCCGCACCCGAGACGTGGTTGTCTTCACGAAGGCGAAGACGATTCCGGTCATGATCGACCCCGCGCTAGCGGCTGGAGGCTGGCCTGGCGGGCAGGGTGTCCAGTGGATTGACGACCCAAACATCGACACGTTCAAGGTCACGTACTCGGCGGGTCGGTACGGCGGCTTCTTGCTCTGGGGCTCGAACGAGTCGAGCGACCAGTTCATCTCGGTCACGCAGAGCCAGCCGACGTACAAGTACGCCGTCATGTGCATTGGGCCGTGGGTAGTCTCGACCACGACCTTCGAGACATACACCTATGCCTCAAGGACAGGTGGCGGCCCCCTTGTTCGGAATGTCTTCACACCAGGCAACAAGCTTCGGTTCTCTCGGCGGGGCTACTTCACCCCCGAGAAGGAAAATGGTAGCCTTCCCGACCTCTTCGTGGCGCGCGTCATCCAGGCGCCCAACACAGTCATCAACAACGGCTACCTTGAGTTGCAAAGCATGATCTGATGACTCAGTTCTTCCCTCCTCCTCCAGGCTCCTACAAGATCGACTTTGGCGGTATGGATCTGTTGCGGTCTAGGGACTGTGTTTGTCTCGTCAAGGGAGAGACATTCGAGGTCGCGGTAGACCCTGCCTTGGCTAAGGGCGGTTGGCCTGGAGGTCAGGGCGTTCAGTGGGTAGACGCCACATCGGATGCCTTCACGGTCGCGTACTCGTCCGGCTCCTTCGGTGGTTTTCTGCTCTGGGGTTCTAACGAAAGCTCCGACCAGTACACGGCTATGACAGGACAGCAACTCACCTACGGGTACGCTGTCATGGTTGCGGGTAGGGGGCTTATCTCGACTTCGAGCTACGAGCAGTACACCCTGGCCTCGCGAACTGGCCCGGGCCCCCTCGTCCCGCTGGTCTACGGCGCGAACGACCTCCTCTACTTCTCCCTTCGGGGGCTCTGGTCGAAGGAACAAGAGGCTCCGAACTTGCTGTCCTCCGGTGTAGTTGCGCAGGTGCCCAAGGCCGTTAATGAGTTCTTCTTGGGCGTACAATTCACGCTCTGACCCATGCCCCCCGCCAGAAACATCGAGCCCACGGCCATTGTCACCGAAGTCCGACGACTTCGTGAGGAGGTCGAGATGCGGGTGGCCCGCATCTTCGAGCTGAGCGACGGGCTCTACAGCTCCGTCCGGCGCGGGAGCTTCCGGCTTGAACGCGATCGCATCGAGGCTGACATTCAGCTCCTTCAGTCCCGGCTTGAACGCGCTGTTCAGCGTGACGAGCCTGCCGAGACGAGGCAGCAGCTTCAGGCCGCTGTGGATGGGGCGCAAATTAAGCTCCACAACTACCAGGAGGTTGTCCCGGTCTACCTCGCGTTCGCGAACGCATGGAAGCGGTTCGCGGGCGCGATGCACCAGGGGCTCATGCGAACGGCCTCCGTAGACAGGGTCGTCGACCAGGTTCACCTCAAGCAAGGGCGTTTGGAAGACGCCCTTGCGCGGCAGACTGAGCCGGCGGAGACACCCGAGGAGACCATCCAGGACCTCGTGGAGTTGTACGGAGACAACGTGGACGAGCCCTAGCCGGTTGTGTTTCTACCTATCAGGAGGGGTGGGTGGTAACCATGCCGCCCCCGCCTGTCCGGTACACCAACGTTCGAGTTCTTTCCAGTCCCCCAGTTTCGACTTCGGGAATGAGACACGCGGCGCCTTATGTCTCCAGGGGACACGAAGGACAGCGGACCATGCCCCTCACGGCTCACGAGCGTGAGGCGAGGCATCAGCAGCGGATCGGGAACGCAGGCTTCACCCGTCGAGCCGACGGGTTCGTGATCGACCCCATCTCGGGTCGCAACACGACGATGTCGGGGGCTCCCAGTTTCTTCAGCCCACAGCTTTCGACCGACTTCCTGCAACTGCCGCAGTCGCTACGCGAGAAGCGGGAGATCTACCGGCACTTCTACAACACCGACCCCATCGTCGGGCAGGCTATCGACCTGCATACGGAGCTACCGCTCTCGAAGATCCGACTCGGCTCCCCCAAGCCAAGGACGTGCCCCAAGGGCTTCAAATCTCCGGAGGATTACGGCGCTTACATCCTCTCGTTCTACACGAAGATGTGCAAGCGCATCAAGCTGTTCCACAGGCTCGTCACGGCGGTTCATCATTACAATCTGGATGGCACCGCCTTCATCTTTGCCGAGGACTCCGAGGTTCAGGTTTCGGCAGAAGTCGGGCACGACAAGCAGGTCAACAACCGTTCCGTCTTGACGGACGACGGGGAAGCCCGTGAGGAAGACGAAGAGGTCTGGGTCGCGAAGGGTAACCAGGAGGAAGAGGAGTTCGCGTACTACCAGAAGCACTACCAAGGCTGGTCGCGCATCATCATCTTCCCCATCGACCAAGTGAAGGTCACGGCCTTCTCGTATACGGACAAGATGCGGGTCGAGCTGATCCCCGCCGACCGTGACAAGGCTCTCATCGAGCAGGCCAAGCAGGGCGACCCCGTGGCCGAGGAGATGGTCAACGAGATCCCTGCCGAGGTCAGAGACCACATCGAGAACGGACGGCTTATTCCGCTAGGTACAGACCCCGACGAAGGCTCTTTTGTTTACCCGCTCTGCGGTCGCAAGGGCGCGGGGGAGGAGATGGGGCAGAGCATTCTCGACAGAAATTTGAGGCTGCTCTACTTCAAAGAAAAGCTCCGTCAGGCTCAGACTCAGATCGCCGACCGTGCGATGACCCCCCGACGCATCGTTTGGGCCGAAGACATCAGCGACTCGGACGCTGAGGACTTGCGTGAGCAGGTTGACCTTGCGCTCGTGGACCCAGATTACTCCATCGTCACCAACTACGAGGTCCACTGGGAGGAGATGTCCTCGAAGGATCGTCTTCTTGACCTTGCGTCGGAATATGAGAGCCTCGACAAGCAGCTTCTCACGGGTCTCGGGGTGACCGAGAGCCTGATGTCGGGCGAGACGCTCTACTCGGGCGACCGTCT